TAATGTATATAAATTGTACATGGCTCTTAAACTACACTTCCATAATAAGAAGTATAATGTCTTTGAAAACCATGGAGCCATTAGAGGATCTCGTGAAAAGTTTTACACGAGGAATGATGTTAAAATTTTTGAGAAGTTAGCAGATGTATATAAAACAGATCGTGATGTTGTTGATTACTTTGTTGCTAATTTCAGCTATGGTCATGATGCGACCCTCTACTCACGAATTACTTCGGAGTCCTACTATACCGATTGGAATAGGGTGCGAGAAAGTATGCATAACACATTCAAGTCAGACTTGGCTACCATACTATTACATCTAGAGAAAGAAAGATTGACCGAAAAAGATTTATATAATTTTAATGGCATAGTTCCTGAGTTAATGAAGATGGTACTTGGCGAACATGTACATGTACAAACAGTTTGTATCTTAGATACATTTAAAGGATTCTTTGAGAACTGGACTGAGAAAGCAGGAGTTGCTTTTGAAGAAGATGTTCTAAGAATAACGAAGACGAAAGGATTCGTTAAGTTTGATAAATCTAAATTTCAAGACACATATATGGCTTGGAACAATGATTTAATTGAACTAAATACTAATGCTTGATTTTACTTTTAAGAAAATATCAAGTAATATAATAAACATACAACGCATATAACGCATATTTAAGGAGAAACATATGGTTGATTTAACAGCACTGAGGAAGGACTCCATGTCCGACTTCACCAAGATATCTGGAGAGTTCGATAAGATCGCTAATCCCCAGAGTTCCCAAAAGCAAGGTCCAGATGAAAGATTCTGGAAACTTGATCCCGATAAAGCAGGAAACGCAACAGCAGTAATTCGTTTTTTACCAAGAGTAGAAGGCGATGAGTTGCCTTGGGTTCGTGTTTTTTCACATGGGTTTCAAGGACCAACTGGTAAATGGTATATTGAAAATAGTTTGACTACACTGGGTGAGAAAGATCCAGTTGGCGAATTAAATTCTAAATTATGGAACAGTGGTTCTGAAGCCAATAAAGATATTGCTCGTAAGCAGAAACGAAGACTATCTTACATAGTTAATGTTTTGATTGTGAGCGATCCGAAGCATCCCGAGAATGAAGGACAGGTCAGACTGTACAAGTTCGGTAAGAAGATCTTTGATAAAATCATGGAGAAAGCTAGACCGACATTCGACGATGAGAAACCAGTAAATGTATTTGACTTGTGGACAGGAGCAGACTTCCGACTTCGTATGAAGAAGGTTGCTGGGTTCCCTAATTATGATGAAAGTCAATTTTCTGAAGTGAAAGCAGTTCCAGGGTCTGACGAGGAGTTGGTTAGCATTGTTGAGAAACAGCATAAGCTATCTGAGTTCGTCGCACCAGACCAGTTCAAGTCTTATGAAGCACTTTCAAAAAGACTTATGGAAGTTCTTGAGGATGAAAACGCAGGACTAGGTACAGCTGAAAATGCAGTACTTGAAACTGTGGCAGAAGCACCTAAACCTAAGAGTGCTCCTGCACCTGAGCCAGTCGCAAAGGCTGAGCCAACACCACCTAGTGGTGAACAGGAAGAAGATGTAATGTCATACTTCCAAAAAATAGCAGACTCTGAATAGAGAACTATCTGCGGTAGCAGGGCAGGGCGACTGGTGTTATAACCATACTTGCCCTGCTATTTTTTTTTATGAAAGGAAACATATGAAAGAATGGTATGACTTGATAATGGATCCTACAAAAAATGCATTATCAGGATTAAATTTTCAGGTTAAGTTTATGTCTATGCAAATCTTAGCTTGGTTATGGTCAGCAGTGTTTGGTATTTACATAGCAGAAAGTATATTTGCTTTCGGTATATCTGCAGCAGCACATGCTCTACTTATAACAGCAACTGTATTAACATTTATCTACTTTAGAGAAGTAAACAAAGAAAGAATATCTCAGAGTTTCAGAGGTAGAGGAGGAGAACACGAATGAAGTTTCAAGACTTTGATAAACTAATTATCGCAACCTCGTTTATTGTATTCTGTATTCTTATAGGTAATTTGCTCTAGAAGTTGCCAGCATACCTTTGTTGCTGACCATATACATCATCGTTATTCTTAGCTTGTTTAGGGAATAACATAGAAGATGTTTGAGTATTCGCTTGGTTATTAACATTCGTATTATTAACGACTGTGGTGACTCCTTGAGGACTTGTTAGTTGGCCAGACTCTTCTAATTCTCTAACTCGTTTTACTTTATCTTCTACTGATAAACTATCAAAGTCCTCGCCAAAGGTCTGAGCATTTAGTTGTCTCTTTAATTCTAACATCTTTGACATCTGAGGAGATATATATCTACCAGTCTCTGGGTCTATTTCACCACCACCAGCAGGCAGAGCAGGAGTTTCTCCTGATACCATTGTTCCTTCACCAGCAGGTGGTTCACCTGCTTCAGTATCAGATGCTTGTTCGCCATCTCTGAATGGGAAGAATCCACCAAAGCTGACTTCCTTACCAATAATTGGAATCTTAAATGAGAAGGCAGGGATACCAAAGTTATCCATAATACCATCAAAGAAACTATAAACCTTTTCTCGTAAACCATCAAAGCCAAATAATCCAGCTACAGCATCAAGTATATTTAAGAAGAACTTCGGAATCATTAATAGTAAATCAAAGAAGAAGTCAGATATATTTTTAAATAATCCCTCGCCATCAGCATTAGTAAATATATTCATAAGAGAACTGAATAATTCCATAATGGGTCGTATCGGTGCCATAATTATATTGGTAATAAACTCTACAATATGAGATACGAAACTTGCTATACCATCTATTAGTTTACTGAACATACTAGCGAAGGAGAAACTATTAAGCATCTCTGCTGCCTTATCAAAGCCAAACATACCAAGTACCCAAGCAACTGCTCCTTTTAACATATCAAGAGGTCCGAAGATTAATGAGTTGAATAAACCTTTAACTGCTCCAGCGATACCACCTATAATACCTCCTTCAGCGAACCCTGCTAATGCTCCTTTGATTGTATCAAATAAAGTTATAATAATTAATAGTGGTAAGAATACTTTAGAAGCAACTTTGGCTACAGCACCAACTGCTGAACCAAACCTAGCGATAGCACTACCGATACTCTTGAAGAAGCCACTAATTCTACTGAAGATACCAACACTCTTACTAACTGATGTGACAGTTGATTTTAACATCTTACCTAAGTCAACGAAAGGTTTAAATAAAACACTCAAACCTTTCATAAAAGTTTTTAGTGACTGAGGAGTCTTTCCTAATGCACTTGCCCCACCTGATGATTTGAATAAACCAGTTAGTGGTTTGAGTAAATTAGAAAAACCTGCTCTTATAGTATTACCGAAACCTTTTACAGTTCCAGTTAATCCTCTGAACATGGCTCTTATCTGTACTTGAAGTCTAGCAGGTGTGAATGCTTTAGCAAAGAGAGCGATAGTTTTAAGCTGAGCAGATATAAGACCGATTAGTGAACCAATAACTAGAGCAAGGACTTTACCAAACTTGCCTAATTTTTTAAACGCACTCTCTTCATCTCCACCTGGACCATCATCTTCTTCTGCTTTACCTGCTAAGATTTCTAGATATCCTTTCATAGCTGTAAACACTTTCAACTGTTCTGACGACTCTTCTTTAGTCGGCATCACAGCAGATATTTCTTTACCGATAAGTTTCGCTAACTCCTCGTTGCGTGGAGTCGCTTTCCTTCTATCAGGTAATGCGTCCTTATCGCTTGGTGTTTGATTCGGTAGTGCCATCTTTTATTATCTCCATGGGGTTGTGCATCCCATTTCCTTTATTGTTTCCTGAGTCGTATTCTGTTAATGCTTTGAAATAATCTCTTCTTGCTACACCAACTTTATACCAAAAAATATTCATACCTCTAGGATTAGAATGCTCTCCTATCATCAGAATGATGCAGGCGAATAATGGTATGAATATAAATTCCATTTATAGTTTCCTTCTTAAATTCTCTTGTTCTCTTCTTGCTTTTTCTTCTTCTAAAAATTTGACTAATAAAGAAGTATATATCTCTCTTTCAAAAGGGTACATATGTTCCAGCTCAGTCAAAGAATACTTGTGATGTTGCATTAAAGCGAAGTTCGTCTTGTAATGGTTCATCAAAGTGTCATGGCTGAGCATTAGCCAAAAAAACTTTGAAGACCCTCCAGAGTTTTCTTATGTACTCTTCCACAATTAGGACAAGTATATTCTATTTCCTTCTTCATTGACGGAATAGTTTCAAAAAACTCTCTCACTTTAGCAAACTGGTCTGAAGTTAAATTATTTATGAAATCATTTACTTCTTCTACAGTTTGGTCTTTAATATAGTGGAGTTCGTCTCCTTCGTAGATAACTTCCATTGACTCTGTTATAATATCAAATACTTTTTCAGGATCTGAGTCTTCAGATAGTCCTTGATATTTTATAATAGTTTC